TCAATGGGAAACCTCTTGTGAAGAAGGAAGTAATTATGTTGAGGTACAAAAGAGTACAGATGCTATTAATTATACAACTATAGCTTCTATACATTCAATTGGAGAGGTCGGTTCATTACAGACATACAAATATAAGGACTTAAATGTTGACAATGAACAAATATATTATTATCGTTTAAAACAAGTTGATTTTGATGGAAATTACGAGATCTTTGATCCAATATTTATTCAATATTGTAAAGATTCAATAATCATTAATGAGATATATGATCAACAAGGACGCTATTTAAATACGTTTACATCCACGGAGATTATAAATATGTATAATATATCCAAATATGAATTAGGACTCCAGGAAGGGCTTTATTTTATCAAATCTAAGTATAACAATTATAATGTTGTTATAAGTAAGATTTGGATAAAGTAGATTAGTTTAAAAGAAAAAGAAGAGAGAGAACAAGTAATCAGAAAAGAGAAAGAATAAAAAGAAAAAGCCCCTGAAAAAGATCTTTTTATTCTTATTATATTTTACCTGATCCAATAATCCTATCAATTTACTAGATTAAAGTTTATTCTGTTTATTTCAACAGAAGATGATTTTGTTAATCTCTTACTTGTATTCTATGATGCTCAGCAACTGACCTAAAATAAAAAATCTCCTAAATGCTATTCGGGGTAGCACTTAGAAGATTTCAGACATCATTATGAAAAACTTAAAACAAATCGAATCTATCTTTGTGTTTATTTACCCCAAATAAATAAATCATTATATCAAAAGAACAATACAAAGATACAACAATAAAATACAAAAGTCAAGTAATTTTTTAATTATTTTAATTTAATTCCATTAAAGCACTTTGTAAATTTATTTTAGCGTTATATAAACGATTATTTGGATTAGAGATATATTCTTCATCCAAAAGATTATAAGCCTCCTCTAATCGCTTTAAATAAGCTTCTGAGTTGTTTATCTTTTCAACAACTTGTATTATTTCTTCTTCTTTCTTAATAGGAGTGTGTTTATCACTCCAAGATATGTTATTCATTATTTTGTTGTTATAAAGTTAATACATTCATCTATTAATTCATCATTATAGAATGGATCCCATTTAGATGCTCTAATTGATTCAGCCACATCATGATGATAATATAATAGGTTATTAAAGAAACATTGTCCTAATCTAAGAAAAGGATGTTCTTCGTGTTCTTCTGTAGCTTTATGTAATACAAAGCTAACTTCTTCTTTTGTTAGTATTCTCATAATAAATTCTTTTTATGTAATTGTTTTATAATTGTTTCTAATGATATTGGTCTATAATTATTTACATCAACTCCTACATTATATACAGGTATATCATGCATATATTGACGTTTAATAACATTATAAGTCCATGCTTTATGACAATGTCCAGCAAGAACTACTGTGCAATTATTTGGAATACATTCTCTAAATGTTTCAAAATCATGAACTAGAAAGAAGTTGTTTGCATGATAGTTACTTAAATATCCAAACTCGTTAAATCTATATTTATTTTGTCTATCATGATTACCTTGTATTTCTACTACATTACATTTAATTAATGGTTTGTAATACTTCCAATTACCAAAACATAAGTCTCCTAAAAGATACAAAGTATCCTCAGGAGAACATGTTTCGTTTATATTAGATATTAGTTTACCATCCATTTCTTCAACTGTCTTATAAGGTCTATCATTATACGTAATAGAGTTGAAGTTATTAAAATGTAAATCTGCTGAGAAAAATATCTTACTCATTTTTTCTAGTATCTAATTCTGGTTTTTCTCTCATTACATAATTTAAGAACATTACATTGCACGAAATATGTCCTAGATGATCTAATCCACTTTCTGGATCTTTATCTTCTCCATTCATAAATGCAATTAAATGTCTCATTAAAGAGTCACATATTTCTAATGTTGGTAATCCTAGCTTCCAGTTGTCTCTAGAATATTTTTTTGCCCCATACTCTAATACTCCAACCATAGGCTCTAGTGATTTAAAATCAACCATAGACCATTGAGGTTTACCTTCATTGTATCTATCTGCAACTTTTACAACTTTTGTTGTTTGCTTTTTCATTTTATTCTTCTCCTAATATTTTAAGTCCTTTTACTCCTATTACATAATCAAGTTCACAAAGTTGATTAGATGATGATATTACACAATATGAGTGATGATGTGCATTATATTGCCTAATTTCAACTAAATCATATTTTAATAATAATAACCATCTTCTATAATTTTTTGATTCAAATCCAAAATCATACTTAGTACATGCAAGAATATTTGTATATGTTTGTTCTGGATTTATAACTATAGTATATTTACCGGTATTTTTAAATCTAGACTCATCTCTATACATTTTTCTTTTACATTGATGTAAAGGATCCCATTGAAACCCATAAGTCGTTGTTGGCATATTATTTTAATTTAATTTTAGCTTCCCATAGATTAGCAAATTGACAATTAGGGATAAGGAAGTCTATTGTGTTTTTAACTTTTTTATTTGTTACCCTTAATATAATCCATTTACCATTAAAAGCAAAAGGTTCTTTAACTTCTATTGTATCCCCTAGCTTTTTATGTAATAAATCTAGCAATTCTCTACTAACAGCAACATATCTTAATTGACTAATTTTATTTGTATCAATATGATACTGGTCAACGTATTTATTTGTTTCTTTCTTAGTAAGATGAAATGCTGTTGCTCTTAATTGTATAAACTTTTCTTGGTATTTAATTACTACTGGAGGAGCAGGTGGTTTAATCTGACTCTTCTGGTAGTAAAAAGAAGCAAGTAAAGCTATAATACAACCAATTACTACTAACAATAATTTTATATCTGATTTTTTCATTTTAATCTTTTTATAATTATACATTTTCTTTTTGTTCCAAATTTACCATACCAGATAATATAATTACCATCTGTATTTCTATGTATGTATGGTTTATAATGTAGAAATATGAATCCTATTGCTACAATTATTATTGATATTATTATATTACCCATATACTTTAACTATTTCACAGAAGTCTACTTTACAGGCTCTTTTAACGGAATATTCAGCATCTCTAAGATCATCATATTGTGTTGCAAATATAAATCCAGAGTAAGATTCTCTTTTCTCGTTCCAATAGCCTAGTCCAACTAAACCTCTAATTACATAATATATTTTCATTTTTATTAATTTAAGAAAGGGCTGTAGTCTGTTCTTATGGTAAGAATACAGCCACATTCTAGTTACAACACCAACTTCTCTTCATTTAAATCAACTATATCCCATAATTCATGTTCATCTGTTAATTCATAATCTAAAGCTTTTGACATAGACATTCTTCTTGTATCTGTTTTATACAAGATATGCCATAGTTCTGTTTCTTTATTTAACTTATGAAACGATAATATTTTCTTCTTAGTAGCTTCATATATCTTTGAATATTTACCTTCTTTAAAACAAGACACGTCATGCATAACTTGTGTTGTATTAGGTAATGATAATACATATACTACTAGATTATTACTAGGATCTAATGTTTTTAAATAATATTTATTTTGTTTTATTCTCTCTTCAAATTCATCATATTTCTCGTTTTTAAAATAACGATATAATAGATGTAACTTATCATCTTCAAGATAAGCGTTAATAAAGAAATCTGCATAAGCAAAATCATCATAATTACCACTTAACATAGGTAATAGTATCATAGATGTTTTAGTTCGCTTATGTGTTCTTAAAATGTAATATGTATCATGTTCTTCTACAAACATGATTTTGTAGGACAATTTCTGTCCATCAATAACAAAATCTAATGACTCCCCTTTTTTTAATGAGAATTTATCTTCAATAAATAATTCCCAATTTCCATCTTCATTGATTCTATATCTTAAAATATCTCTATTTGCCAATATAGTTCTTCCATCAAAGACCTCGAAATCAATAGTTTTATTACCGCATGTAATCTTAAAAGTCAAATCCATTCTCTTCTCTTTTAAATATTTTATGTAGTTCTACTTGAGGAACTACCCCAACTTCACGGATAAAGTCATCATCACAATCAAGCATATGTAGTAATCTATAATTCTTTTGAAATTCAAAAGTAGCTTTAGCAGGATTATTATAGAAATTTAAATAAGCTTGAAATACAACTGCTAAATGATTTTTACTACCAGAAAGTATCTTCTCAGCTGTTTTTTCTCCAACACCCACTAATCCTTTTACTCCATCACTTGCATCACCCATTAAGATTTGCATTGCTTTAAACAACTCTGCTTCTTCTTTTGATGTTTCTACCCACCATCCTTCTTTAAAATCATTAGGATCTTCTTTAAATGTGTAATTAAAGTGTTTTCCAGGGATAGATTTAATGATATCTTTATCAATAGCAGCTATGACAGGTTCAAAGTTCATCTTCTTAGCTTCATTATAATAATAAGCAACTAAGTCATCAGCTTCTACTTTAGGCATAGCAACTGCATGATATCTTTCTACTAGATATGATTTCAATGTTTTCAACCACAATAATGGTTGTGATGCTTTAGCTCTAGCTGACTTATATTGAGGATCAATATCATGTCTAAAGTATTTACCAGAGGAGATAAACATCATATATTGTGTAGCATCAACTTGATTAAATATGTGATCTATTCTACCATCTAATAAGGCAATAGATCCATCAATTGATTCTTTACTACAAATAAAACATAATGAATCAGCATCAACTAATAATATTCTATCCATAAAATGTCTCCCATGTTCTTCCATTATCATAACTAACTCTTGTACATTTATCATCATCATAAAATTTAGATGGATTACTCCTTAAATATACAATTGCTTCTTCTTTAGAATCTGCTTCGACTTCATAAACAGATTCATTAATAATTGGAACTTCTTCTAATCTTTTAATTTTAAACTTCATTGTTTAATATTTTAATTATTACTCCAGGATTTTGTTTACTATAAGAATATCTTTCAAATACAGGTAAAACAACATCAGCATTATCATCTGGAATCCAACCATTCTCAACCATTAAATCTAATGTTGTTTGTAATGGATTTACGTAATCAAATTTATGCTTAGTTCCTCTAATATAATGAAATGATAATCTTAATGGTAATACATGTTTTGTTGCTTCAGCTAAAAACTCATCACGATATAAATCCCAGTATTGTTTTGTATCCTTTCTATACTTTTGAGATGTTTTACTCCATACTAGAAATCTACCAGTCCAAGTTTTACCATTTTTAGAACTTGGACAATTATAAGGAATAAAAAATTCCTTAACACAAGTCATAGGCTTTTTTGAACTTTTCTTTATCGTCATGTAGTCTTATATTCCCATTATTACTTATTAAATTTAACATTCTTTGTTCTTGTTCTCTAAATCTAACTACTCGTTTCTGAATTTCCAACGCTTTCGTTAGTTGTTGCACTGATCTCTCCTCCAGCACTTCCGAGTATCTCGGACTCTTTGATGATATCACTTTTTTTCTCGACATTATCCTCATTATTAAGTTTATAATCTTGCTTTAGACCAAAACCCATGTTTAACCATTGGAATTGTCTAATAGCTTCTTTTTTATTTAAGCGAGGATATGTGTTCTCGGTCAGAACTTTAACGCAATAATTTGCCCAATTTTGATATTCTCGCTCCGTGGTGAATTTATAATATTCAAACCACTCCTTTTCTCCAAAGACACCATCTTCTTTTAATTTTGGAAGGTCATCTATTGTGACATTATATTTTTCCAATTGTTTATTAAGAAGATTGTCTACTAATAATTGGCTACCAAGTTTAAATCTTCGTTTGCCAATATTTTTTGTTCTATTCATATGTTGTATTTTTTACTGACGCACTATTTCTTGCAGTATGTTTTATTTTTATACAAGTACCATTGCCATAAAGAAGATCTATTTTCATAGTATCTATTTTACATCTTAAAACACAATATTCTTGTATTGAACTAACTTTTTCAGAACTACTTATATTCCATTTATTAACCCAATTTTGTTCCTTACATTCTTCTACATCAAATGGTGTAAAACAATAGTTTGCATACCTAGATAATTTAGCTAATGCTTCATCAAGACATAGTGCTTCAATAACAACATATTTTACAGAATCTGAAGTGTCATTATTATCTCTTATATAAAAATACATTTTTCATTTTTTTAATTGTTTTTTAAATAATTTAACAAATTTTACAAATCCATATTTCTTAACAAAGTCTGTACTATCTTTACATCCAGATTCTATTGGTATCATATACGAATCAATATCATATATCTTTTTAAATTCATTAGAATAAGATATTCCAGTTTCATCATTATCATAATATAATATAACCTTATCATAACGTGTTCTAGCCTTAGTTAACCAATTAGTTGGTATGAATTGCGTTTCCGAGTTGGGAGATACAGCAGCAACACTCATGATTTTATCATAATACATTCTATTAAAAGGACCTGTATCTTTTAAACTTTTAGTAATAACTAATAATTTAGCTTTATAAGGAGCTAACGTAAGTCCTTGTACGATAGTTTCATCTGAATTCGCAACCCATTTAAAGCTCTGTCTATCAGGGAAATACAATTTTCTTCTAAATATACCATCACTTACATAATAGTCATAAGAAAATGCTAATTCTCCTTTTTTAACTACAAACATATTATCATTAACCCAATAATGAGATATTGATTTAATATTAGCTAATACTAACATCATCATATTCCATCCATAAGATTCCCAATATAAAATATCTTGTTCACTAAAATCTCTTGATTTAATCTGAATTATAGAAGTCTTTTTTTCACTATGAATTATTTGGTCATTTTTAAGCGATTTAACGATAGATAATTTATTTTGGACACTCATATTAGGAGTTAATCCAAAGTCGCTTAAAATCATCTTAATTGCATCGTGATAATGTAAATTGTATTTATACATTACATAATCTATTGGACGTAAACTAAGATCTTGGCCAAAGTCTCTATAAAGATAATTACCTTTAATAAATGTTATAGAAGATGATGGATTTTTATCATTTCTAAATTCTGATACAAAGTTTTTATTTACTTGTTTAAAATTAGAACAGTACTTTTTAAATATTTCTAATGATGGAATTTGTTTTATTAGATCATCATTATTTATTTCTTGTTTGATTTCATACATGTTGTTATATTAAAAATAGAGCTACGACGTACCCGTAATTATGTGACCTCATGACTCCGAGGTAGCTTGGCTACCTAGAAGTATCCACAACTCTATTGTATTAATAACTAAAATAACAATTCATCTTCTGGTTTTGCATTCTTACTAATCTCTTCTTGTATCTCAGCATCTGGTTTAACTGGTCTTTCTAAAACATCTTTCTTACCAATAAAGAAATTAGTCTTTTCTAGAGTTGTTAATTCAAATACAGGAGCATATTTAGGTAATTTTAAATAACCTTTTTTATCATAAGTTAATTTAGTTCTTAACTCTACTCCTTCGTATTTCTTACCAATATCTTTTAATACTGATTCAACAAATTCTTTAAAAGTCTTTTTACCAGCTAACACATAATCTTCTCCCAAGAATTTAGATGCAATATTCTTCATTACACCACAGAATCTTTCAACTTCTAATTGCAATTTCTCTTTAGTGTCAGTATACATACCTTCTTTAGGTTCAAAATACTTTTGTTGTAATGTAGTTCCATCACTATTTTTAATTACAACATTTAGAGATTCGTATCCAGCATCACTTTTCTCGTAAGACAATGATTCAATAAATACTCCTTCTATGATACCTGCATCAAAGAATTTACTTGATCCTTTTTCACTTTGTGTTTTTTCACTTATACTATACATAATTTTGTTTTTTAATTTCGACCTTTTTGGTCTGTGTATAATTCATTAACTTTATCAGATTGCCAATATTCTTTAGTTTTTAAATCCATAAACGTCAATACACCATTGTATCCAGCTCCTGTATCTAAATTCCATATATTAGCCACATTCATTGGAACTGTTTTTTTCCAAGCTATTGTGCTTGTATGTCCAATAAATACTTCTTTAAAGTTGTTAAACATTTTAAATTTTGGTCTATGATAACAATCATCTTCTTCAACTTTACCATAACTTAATGCAGCATACCATAAATCTCTATCCCACATTAATATTTCTGGTTTGTTATAAACAGGATCTGTAATATCAAAATGTCTATTAAATCCTCCATGAACAAATAAGTTATTATCAGAATCAACATGATAAGGTTTCTGCGTATGTAAAAAGAATGATAGATGTCGTGGATCTAGATCAAAATAATCTAAATCTAACGAATCTAACTTGTCTACTTGTTTACAATATGACACTAATGTGCCTTTACCTCCTTGACTCCAATAATCTGGATGATGTCCTGTTTGTAAAAAGAATTTAAACCAATCGTCATGATTTCCTTTAATAGGAATAAGATTCTTAATTGAAAGTAATTCTTCTACACATTCATAGACTTCATTAAATCCATCACAAACATCTCCTAATTGGATTAAAAAATCATTTTCTTTGTCAAAACCACTTCTCTCTAAACATTGTTTTAATGCTTTATAAGCACCATGAATATCTCCTGTAATGATTGTTCTCATAATTATTTTTTTGTCTTTAATTCAGGATAAATTGCATCCCAATGAGAGATTAATTTACCATCTACTTCTTCTAGTAAAACAACATCTGTATTTGAAAGATGATTACATCTTGAACCACAAACTGTATCTTCTGCTGTTTTAAAAGATAAGATAGTTTTATTTTCTTCTCTCTTCATAACACCTATTGCATCCATGTCAGCAGCAGTAATATTCTTTATTTTACCAGATAAATCAATATCTTTTACTGTTACTTCTCTAGATTCTGTTCCAATCATTTTATCTTTTAAGTGACCAACTAAAATTGTCTTATCAGATAATGAATAAATAAAATCTAATAACTTTTGGAAAGCCATGCGAAGCCAATAATAACCAGCGCCTGATGATAATGTTAATACTGAAGTATTAGGATCAAAGCTTTTTCCAATAGGACTTTCTCTATACATTGTATTTGCTAATCCTAAACTAAAATCCTCTAGTTTAGTAATAGTATCTACAGCAATAAATTTATAAGGTTTTCCAGCATCTTTAATTTGTTTTCCAACTTCTCTTAAATCATCTAAACTTGTTATATCAACTTTTAATGCGTCAATAAAACTAGTTCCTCTTTCAAAATCTAATATTAAACAATTATCTAACATAGACAAAGAGGTTGATTTACCTACTTTTGGTGAACTATAATACATAAATTTGTTTGGGCTACTCGTAACCGCTTTTACTTTTGTTTTTGGTAATTCTATCATGTTGTTATTTTTTTATATGTAAACTCAACAACACATGGGATGCTAAATATTTCTTTCGCTGCATCCTCTAATGCCTTTCTTTTCTTTTCTAAATCATTTGGATCCAATTCAATCTCTGGATCTGTCCCATAATCAACACTAGGATCCTTTTTTAACTCCTTCGATGCGTATTGATTTATGGTCTTCTTAACTGTTATTTGGAGTATTTTGATCATATGGGTAAATTAAATTTCCATTTGCAAAATCTTGTCTAAACCTTATCATCCCCGAATTTCCGTAGAGTCTGTCCTTTATTAAGTGGCAGGCAATCAAGTCTTTAGTAGGATATCTATTTGGTCCATATGTTTCAAGATTATAACTACTAGGTTTATTAAATAACAAAACATAGTCGCTGTCATGGAATGAGCTTTTGTTCGAGTAAAGGTCAGACTTTGTTAAATAATGTAAATGAGGATTATCAGCACTTCTACGCTCTGCTGACTCAACACTTGAATTACATTGACTTAAAATAATAACAGTGTCTTTAAATTTCTTTTTCCAATGTATTGCATGCTTATATGTTGCAGATACCATTGATAAATCATCTGTTATTCCATTTTGTCTGTCTAATTCTAATAAAAGACTATGATCCATTGTAATTATAAATTTATGATCAGGAAATTTATCATGCATTCCTTCTATGACTCTATTAACATCTTCTAATGTTGAAGATTCTTCGCAATAATAATTAATATCATCAATTAATAAATCTTGAGTATCAACTATATTTTGATAGAATTTAGAATCTAATTTTTCATTAGAACTCATTAAATCTTTAAAACTTTTTTTATAAACATAACTACATGATCTGACTAATTCTGCTGTTATTGGCATCTCAAATACAAAATTTATAATTTTATATTTATATTGACAATCTTTATTTAAATTAACCATATCCCATCTAATCATATTCATTACAAATGATTTTCCAGATCCTGATGGTCCACCTATTGTATAAATTAATCCAAATTTAATACCACCAGAAAATGCTTGATTTAAAATACCCCAACGTGTTACAAGACCTGTATGTTTACTATACATATTAGATTTAATTTCATCTAATGTATAAGCTACAGCTTGTTTTTGTGTTATTAATTTCATTTATTAGAATATAAAAGCGCACCTGATTTGATGCGCTTATTAATACCTTGATAATTTAGCGATATACAAAGATAATAAATCTTATCTTAAAAAGCAAATTTATTTTATTAAATCATACATGTTTTGATTCCATCTACTTAATGTATTATATTCTTCTAAAGATATAATATATTGACCTATTTTGTGTTTATACATATTATGTTATTTCTTGTTCAAACTCACTTAATTTAGGTGTATCTCTTACGGCATCTTTATTTTGACACCAATCAGCTAAAGAAGAATTACTATCTTTAAAGATAAAATAAATAGCACACATAGTATACTTCCAATTATCTCTCTTTCTTTCTTCTAAATACTTAGCTGTAGCGTTGAATATATCTTCTTTAATATACTTATACTTCTTTAAAAAGATATTCATTT